TCGTGTCCGAACATCATATTAGAAAGTCCTTGTCAATGAGAATGGGTTTTGTTCTGAGAAATCTAGAATATCATCGTCAATAATTTTCTGACCAATCTCTTCATTGTCTGCTGAAATCTCGGCTGCGACAACAACGTCAGCTTCGTTAACGATGAATGTGTCATCTTCATGCAAGAATAAGAAGGCGTCTTCGTCAAGTAATTTTTCATTATTAGCAGTTGACAAACTGTATTGATCTTCGATTCCATCAATGTCAGCAACATCAGTATTAATGCGTTCGCTAGAATATTCGAGTCTGTCACAACGGAGTTCGTATGTGTAGAGTTTGCCTAATTGAAAGAAGTTCTCAATATTCTGAGTAAATTTAATTTCATACATGCTATTAAGCATAGGAATCCAAATTAAATCACCTTCTCTTGGCCTCACAATGGCTTCGTAGTCATACTCCGAAACATCATTTTTGTTACTCAACAATTCATCTCCATCTTCAGTCAACATGTTATATGAGTATTCTGTGATTATAGATGTTTTTAATGATTGTGTAAATCGTTTTTGTGAAATGACAAATGTGACTGATTCATCAATTTGCAGACCAAACTTTGAAAGAAAGTCTTCTTGTCCCATAAAGCCATCAAAACTTTTAATATACAATTCCATTTCGAGCGCATCATCAAAAAGCATAGACGCATCTTCCCCGTAAATCTTATCTAAATTTACATGCGTTCTTGGTAAGTAATAACCATCTACACCATAAATCTTGATAGATTCTATAATTAAATCTTCAACAAGACTTTGTTCCTGCTTGACTGGAGTGTACTGATTAAAATGACGATTGCGTGCCATGTGATTAGCCTAGCATGTCAGTAACTGGTAGAGAATATGTGCTAATGACTTCTGCTTCTAATGCTTGAATTTCGTCTGTAGCTTCATCCCAGATTTTCTGCCCATTAAACGTAATACCACCTGGCATAGAAAGTCCTTCAAACTTTTTAAGATTTTCACCCCATTGTTTTTTGATTTGTGCAGTGCTATACTTTTGCAAGAATCTATCATTGTACACATCTGTGAATGTGTCTGGATCAATCTTTTGATATGCTTCAATGATGATGAATTCACCGACAGTTACTTTTGTGTCCCAAGACATGTCAATGTAAACTCTGTTGATGTGACGATTAAATCTGAGGGATTGTTTACCCACAAACAATTCTTCTGCCATTGCAACGTTTTGAAATGCCATGTAGTATGGCGCAAACGGACCAGTATTGAATGAATACAAATCATTCAAAGAAATCTGGTATCTCAAGTTGAAAAGATTGTTTGTAGAATAACTGTCACCAATGTCAAAGATGTTCATAACACCAATGACAGCATCTGGTACTGTGATGTATTTGTTTGTTATGTCGGTTTGCGTGACTGCATGTGCTAGATAGACTTTTTCTGTTGCGTCATAGTGGTAATCGTAGTAATATTGAAATGCAATCTCAATGCAATCTTCAACTTGTTCGTCGGCTACGTTTATCTCTAAGAGAGGCGCACCTAGTCTTCTAAGGCAGAATTGCTTGAATTCTTCTCTGGTTGCTGGTTTGCTTGTACTCATTTACTTGTGCCCCTTAATGAATTTCATCTTCTATTTATCATTACCAAAACCTCCAATTCAGATCAACTAAATAAATTATGATTTAACTATGGAGAATTTATGGAAAATTTAGTAATTAACGTAGAACTGAGTGTGAATGATGTGAACATGCTCCTAAATTTAATGGGCAAAACGTTGACAGAGACAGGATATTATACTATAATGGTCAAGATGAGGGAACAAGCACAAGCACAAATTGATGGATATAGTAAAAGGTTAAAAGAAGATGGGGCGATATAATAATCAACCAAAATATACAACTTCAGGACAACAACAGAATTCAGTAGACTGGCCAATTGATTTTCCTAATCCGATTGTTGGATTGGATAGAGATGGCACAATCATTGAAGACATGGGTTCATATATCACAGATGCAAATCAAGTCTCTCCAATTGAGGGTAGCTTAGATGCAATAAAAAAGATTCGCATGAAAGGTCACCGCTTAATGATTTTGACAAATCAAGCCGGGATCACAAAAGGTCTTCAAACTACACAACAAGTAGATGCAGTACATAATCATATGTTGAATCTTTTTGGTAATGCTGGAATCATGTCAATTGATGGAATTTTATACTCAACATCAAATCTTAAAGATGATATTTACGCAAAGCCCAATATAGGCATGTTCAATAAAGCTAGAGATGAAAACAAAGTCAACTGGAAACAAGGTTGGTATGTCGGAGATAAAATAAGCGACTTGAAGGCAGCCGACAAAGCTGGCGCAAAACCAGTGTTAGTATTGACTGGCCATGGTAAAGAAACTTTAGAAAAACTTAACACCTTTGCAAATAGAGAGTTGAAGAAAAAAACTTTAGTGTTTAATAATCTTTTAGAATTTGCAGACACACTATAGAAAAGGGGCTTAATGCCCCTTTTTTTATTTCTTCGTTACAAGTTTACCGATTTCAGGTAAATACAGATACTTCATATCTGATCTAACTAAAGCGTCAATCGCATCATTGATAGTCTCGACAAGTGCATCACCACCCAAATTAAAACTAGTATTGAACAAAATAGGAACACCAGTAATCTTATTGAATTCTGAAATTAATTCATAGTAATGTTTGTTCTGTTCTGAAGTAACAGTCTGAATTCTGCATGTGTCATCAACGTGTGTGATATTTGGAATTTTATCCACTTTATCAGCTTGAACATCTACGGCATACATCATGTACGGAGACTCTTCCATGCCTGCCATATCAAACCAATCGTTTGCATATTCTTTAAGAACTGATCCAGCAAATGGTCTAAACCATTCTCTGCCCTTTACAGTATTCACGTATGCTTTACCATTTGGATCAGTTGGATCATAAAGAATAGATCGATTACCCAATGCTCTAGGACCAGCTTCCGCACGACCTTGATACAATGCAACAATATTTCTATCTGCAATTAATTTTGCAATATCTGGTGCAGTAGTGTCTTTAATATCAAATGCGTCAACATCAATGTCACTCAGATAACTTTGTGGATCATATTGCTCACCCAGATACGCAGTCTTCAATGAAAACTTTTCTGTAGAACCGGTTAGACTATACCACTTATGTTTTGCAAGTCCAATTGAAGTTCCGCCATCATGTGCAACAGGATCACAATATAGTTCGATATCATTAGGAAGTTTTTTTCTGTAGTAATAATTTGCTACGCAATTCAATCCATATCCACCTGAAATACAAACTTTTTTAATTCCTGTTTTTTCTACCCAAGATTTAATTAAATTTAATACAATCTCTTGACTTTCTTGTTGTACCTTATACGCCAAATCTTTGTCGAGTTGTCTAACTAATTTTTCGTCTTTATGCCATTCTTTATATTTTTGCTGATCGGTTGGGAGTTTGAGTATTTCATTTCCAGGAAGAGTCCAATTAATCCAAGAGCCTGCTGGATATTGCGAAACAAATAATTGTTTATTTCCATATCCATTTGTGTATATATCTGGAATATCTGAATTTTGTTTACCATACGATGCAAGACCCATTGTTTTTCCTGCTTCAATGAAGTTCCATCCCAAATAGTTAGTGACACCTTCGTATGCTTTAACTATACCGATCCAATCATTAATCGTAGTAACATCATCTTTGAACGGAAACGTATTACCATTTCCACAAATTTTCATAAGTAAATTCGATTCTTTCGAATAACTCATAGCAAATATACTTTCAGTTTCATATCCACCTATCGGTTGGTGTACACTATCTAAATTGTTTACGCCAAAAAAACTTCCACATCCATCAACAATTACAACAAGTGCTTCATCAAATCCTGAATTGTAGAATGTTGAACATGCATGACCGTAATGATGATTATGGCCAATATATTCTATTTCAGCTTTTGGCTGATATTTTTTAATTAGTGCAACATAGTAATCTCGGTCTTGAAACCATTGAACTTTAGAATAGTTATCTTGAGTTCCACCAATAACAACATTATCAATTTTATATTTTGTTAATGCATGAATCATTCCTCTAAAAGGATTTGCATCATATTTTTCACGGGAGTATCGTTCTTCTTCTGCATAATACACCAACTCTCCATCCAATACAACAGCAGTAGAACCATTATGCCCTGGATTAATTGCCATCACAGTTTTTTTGTTGCTCATTTTTTCACCTTCGCTTCAATATCTTTAACAATTTTTAAAAACATATCGTGGACTTCATCTTCACTGAAATCCATCAACTTATCATTATATCTATCTGCTAAGTGTCCGTCAAGACCACATATTCTAATAGGGGAATATTTTTTATGTCCAGGTTTCTCAATGATCTGAAAGAAGTCTGGATATGAAGTATTAATTGGGAATGTAGAACCAAAAATTACAGTCCCAGGTATATTGAATGCTCTTGCCATATGTTGGCCAACTGAATCGCAACCAACAAAATAATCAGCAGATTCAATAACAGACATCCATGCTCTCAAATCGCCATTGAATTTGAATGCGTATGTGTCTTCTGCCACGGCAAATTCTTGTTCACCAAAATAAATTAAATTGTATTTTGTTGATAATTTTTTTGCTAGAAGCAAATATGAGACAGCATCTAAAGACCTAGACGCATCATCAATAATATGTCCCCTATCAACCTTTGCGCCTCTACCATATGGCTGAATCACAATCGTTAAATCTTTTTTTTGCTGAGTTTGAACGTCACTAATAATGTTGGCTGCCATTTTTTCTTCAGTTTTATTTAAAACTAAAACTGGCGCAGATAAATCTTTGTGGTCTTTTGTATTGTTAATGCATCTATCAAATGCTTCAACTAAAGAAATTTCTTGTTTAAAATATCCAGGCTCACGATATGGTTCTGGACTTATAATTTTTTCGCAGTCTAAAATATATCTATCAAAAATGCCTTTATTTTCTGGATTGAATACCCTATCTTGCAATTCTGGTATTCCCCAAAGTAATGCATCCCACCCATGAACTAAGATTTTAAAGTCATCGTTTGGATTGTTTTTGTGAAATTTTAGTAATGCTGGAATTGCCGCAATTACTCTGCCTGCACCACCATCAATGTGAAAAACTGTATGATTCATAATATTTCCTATTCTCTACCCCATTGTATTTTATTCCAAACACGCTCATGCAACCAAAACAAAAAAATCTTTGTTATTATTTCAGTCAGCGCAATACCACTAGCCAATAACAATTCACCTGTTATCAACCATGATATTATAAACGTATCTATCGTTCCTGTCAAGCGCCAACTGATTGCCTTTGCCAAACTTCGTGTGTTGGTATCATTCAATGCCTAAACTCTTTCGAATTTTTGTAGCACTAATATTATGTATACTGTCATCAAATACTTCTTGTTCAATTTTATATCCAACATCTCTACCATAAGTGATGTTTACAATGTTTGGAACAACTTGAATTTCATATTGACCCTGATACAATGGGTCTAAATCTCTTCGAATGAATGATTTTACTTGATCGATAGCAAAAGGATTAGAGCCTTGCCATCCTTGACAGTCACGTATTTGAATGACAACTTGTCCTGTTTTTGCAATTGAACGTTCAAACAATTTTCTATGTCCTTCGTGCCATGGCTGCCAGCGCCCTAACATTTGAACTGTTTCTTTTTGCCAATCAAATGTGGGTCTGCGTTTGTTTTCTAGAATATGTTGTCCTATAAACTCAGCCCACTTCTCTGCATTCTGTTCTGTTACTCTGAAGTCATATACATCAGGAGGAATAAATGCTTTGTTAGTATCGTCATATCGACCAGCATCAATTGTGTCTACCCAAACAACCCAATCTGCTTTGAAGTTGTGTCTCATCTCAGGTAGTGGTGCAACGAAATCGCAAATAACAAAATCGCCTGTACACTTAAAAGCAAACTCAGCCATTCGTAAAGACTGACGAATACGACCTTCTTTACTAAAATCCCAATCGTTAAATCGTTTTCTTACTTCATCTGCATTAAACCAATCAACTTTAGCTTTCCAAGAATATGGAGGAAATTCATGTTGTGCCATTCTTTCTAATGGCATATGACTTACATTTGAGTTATTTTCGAGGTACGATTTCAGCTGGTTGGCTAAAAAAGTCTTTCCTGCTCCTGGCAATCCCATTACGAGTATTTTTTGCATGATAATCTTTCATCCTTTTACTTAAAATTAATTCACCGGCATTAAACAATCTCTCATATTCTTTTTTATGAAGTATGAAACCATATTGCAATACTATTCTATCTTTACTGCCGGACACTGGTTCTGTTTCATGTTCATACAATGATGCAGGAAACGACCATGCGTCTCCGACATTGACGCTATGCTTCACGCCTCTTATGATAGGATCATATCCAGTACCAGAATCCCTCTGCAATAAAATGTTGACTCTATAATTCACAAAATTACCAGACTCATAAATGCCTTGAGAGTCTATGTGTTTATGTATACGCCCATCGTGATTAATTACGCTGTATAAAACTCCGAGTAAAGGATCAATTTCTGGACTTTTAATTCCAAGAGTATTTGCAATCTTATCGAAATATTTTTTATGAATATCTTGAAAATCTTCAGTCCCATTTATTCTCAAGAAATGTCTATGTGGTCCCATTTCATTCGGATGAAACTTATCAAACTTGTTTGTGATATCATTTAAGAAATAATTTACGTCTGTCTCATCAACAAAATTTTCATATATTTTTGCGTACATCAATATTTCCAATCAACAATCATATGTATTCTTTTATGTTCTGAGTTGTTGTAGACTGCGTGTTTTTTTGTATTATCAAACTCATACACCATATTTTCTTTGAAACTGTATTGCTCATCATTAACATAAAATTCAACATCATCATTAGTTACAATTGGTATGTGAGTTCGTCTGCAATAATTTAAATGAATTCCACTATCATTATGAGATGGAATTTTAGAAAATTCATCTAATCTAGCCAATAAAATTCGTGACATTCTACCGGACTTGTATTTGTTCAAATATTTTTCATTCAATGCTTTTAAATCATCAGAGAATAATTTTAAAAATTCTTCGTTATAGATTTTTTTGAAGTAAACTACATCGCCTTCTTCGGCTTCAGAATATAAACATATTGAGTGTGTAGAGTTATGTTCAATAAACGATTCGTTACGTTTTTCAAATTTGAACCAATTCTCTTCAGATATGCTTAAAACTTTTTCTTTGAGTTGCGTAACGTCATGCTCAAACAATTCGTTGACATTAAATCCAATTTCATCAACTTCTAATATAGAATATCCCCAAAAATCTAATGTGTCAGGTGCAGTACTGAAAATCTCATTGAGTTCTGTAATATGATATTTCTTTAAACGTGATATTTGTTCGTCATTATAATTTTTGACTGAATTACTTTTAACTTTTGAATGACGATCTTTGTCTGCGGAAAGAGTAAAATCATCAATTTCAAATTTAGTTTTGATTTGCGTTTCTACCCATTCTGGACGATTACACATATCTTCATAGGTAAATATAAGATTATTTCCCTTCAGATAACAATTTTTACGTTGAATGGTTAAACAATTCAATACGTGATTACCAATGTCTTGAATTGACGCATTTGGATTTGCACGTAAAATACTTTCTGCCATAGCATATGGATTTCTAACCATAATAATAAACGAAACATTGAGAAAACAATCTAATATCAGATGGGGGCGTAAAATATTTGGTGGAGATTTTTCGAATTTCCAATCTGCATCAGGATTATTCTTATTCCAAATTTGATTCCAATAATATTCATTTGCGTGCCATTCATTATCGCTTTTTTGATTTTCAAAAAGTTTTGGTTTCAATGTGAAAATATGATTTAAGTTGTTTTCCCACGCCAATGTTCCTTGAAAACCGGGTGTGAATTGTCCCTCATCGTTCAGTACTGCAACTTTTTTGCATTTTCGAAACGACTCTTGAACAAATGTTGATCCCGAATTATTTGGGCACAATAAAAATAAATGCTTATGTACTTTTTCGCTTAGGTCAATATTCATTTTGTATTCATCCATTAATAGTTAAATTGTGTGTAAAAATTTCTAAAGTTTTTTCTCAACATATCATCAACAAATTCAAATTCAATACTATGATATTTTTTGTATTCTATTTTTTTCGAACTCACTTCATGTGATATAGGAAAAAAATAATTTGAATCCATGTCATAATTTGTTAAATCCACCTTATCAAAATCAAAATCAGATTCTATTTCTAAAAACTCTGAAACTTTTAGCAACGTTGATTGTGTGTCATTGCACAAGTCTTCATATTTAATCACAATAAAGCTGTCATTGTATTTTTGAATTTTATCTATATCATATTGTAATTGACTTAGATATTTATTTAGAAATGATTCATTGAGAATATGACCAATCATATCTCCATTTGCGAATTTTGTGTTGTATTTCCATGAGTTTTGTTCTATCATCTCTCGGATAGAATGTACCACATCCGCTAAATTTCTAACAAGGTATATAAATTTTGGTTTATCAAAAATAGAATGCATCAAGTTTATGTGATCCATATACTCTCTACATTTGAATATGTTGACTGAATTTGAATTGCAATTTGCTAGAACACCACCTCGAATGAATGTTTCGAATGCATTTTGGGTTTGTTTTGGCGATGGGAATATCATCGTATCCCGTATTGAATTCCCATCATTAAATCCCATTTTTATGGAATTTATGTATGATGGTATGTGGCAGATTTTTTTTGAAATTGATACAGAAGGATTTGTGCCTAGAAGTTTAGCAAAATATGTACTTCCGCTTCTAGGCATTCCAACCAAAAATGATATATTCATAATCTATATTATACACTAACTTCGTAGTATTGTCAACTCCGAATTCGCTTCATCCATCTTTGCAGATGCTTCAGAAATTTTATTTTGAGAGGAGACGATTGCGGCATTTATTAATACTAGTCTCGCCGCATTATCTGGAGCATTTCTAATTTCCTCATCACCAAATGTTATATTTGGCGTGTTAGCATTAATCGCAGTAATCTTTTCATTGCGTTTGGCAATAATAGCTTGATGATATTCAATTACGTAATTCTGTTCTGCAATCACGAGTATCCATTTATCAATTAACTCTTTTTTTGCTAATTCTTCGGCAGTTGGTTCTACTGGCAAAACAGGATCGGGAACATCTTTTAATATGGTTCCGTCAGATGCAACTATATCTCCAATTCCAATATTATCATTATCTAGAATTAAAACTTCATTTTCTGGAATAGCATATTCGTGTTCAAATACAAGAACTTCAATAACAACGTATCCGTTTGTGTATTCGCTTAGTAAACATGGTATAACTCTAAATTTTCTTTGCATTTTTTACACCTAGATTAGTAATAGACAACGACTAGACCTGTACCACCAGAGATACAGTTGGCGGGACAAATACACCTTATGCACGGCTCATTTATGAACACACCACCACCACCACCACCAACACCTCCCGTACCACCAGAGCCACCAGAGCCAGTAATACCACCAGGCCCTGTTCCATAAGTTGATGGTACTGTATAGCTTGTAATGTAAGCGCAACAGCACTGTGCTACACCAGCACACACAAAATTGCTTGTTGTCACTGTTTGTGATATTGATGATCCTTCCGGACTACCAGACGTATTACACTTAGCACCGCCAGCAATGTCCCAATCGTAAGCATAGTACTTATCGGTTTCAATTGGACATGCACCAAAACCTGCAGGCAAGTCGGTAAATATACAATTATTTACCGATCCTCTGGGCCCGGCAGAAGCTCCGTAAGGGCCAGATACACAGCAAGTGCAACAAATACAAGCTGATAAGACAGGCGTGGTGGCCACGGTCGGAGCAGTTCCATTGCCTGTTGTAAATCCTGGTGCTCCTCCAGGAATTGCAATAATACCTATTGCGGTTACACAACCGTTATTGGGGGACCCGCAACAAAACTTAGAAATCCTACATGCACCAAGACTTCCGCATTTATTAATATCTCCGCCTGAGCCGACACCACGTGCAGTACATCTTGGAGTTGAGCAACTTCCGCAACCATCACCTCCAGTGGATGCCGAAGTTCCTCCTGTTGCAGACGCTGTTCCCGCAGAGGGAATGCAGAACGATGAAGTTCCTTCTGCCGCACCAACAACAGCACATCCTATCAATCCAGCAACAGCCGTATATGTTTTTTCTGAAAATCCACCACCAGCACCAGAATGATGAAAAATACACACTTGACAACAACAGGACTGGTTTGCAAAGGGGGAACAGCATGGATTAACTATATATGCCGCACATGCGTTGCCTCCTCCACCAAACACAAAGACTTTAGCTGTAGTTGAAGTTCCCGGAAACGTAAGGGTTCCACTGTCAGTAAATACCTTTTTATTTCTGAATTGTACGCCTGGGTCTGCTTTTAAATATCTAGACATTTTTTATTCCTCATATCCTGTTACAAGTATAGCCATGTTCGGACTGGCGTGGGTAGCCCAGACAACGATTTTTTTGCCTGCATCTAATACCAAACCACCACGTTCAAATACATCACTCGGCGCTAAAATCATACCAAATTCAATATACTCGGCCACTGAAGGACTTGTTGATGTTGCAATTGCAACTCGCATTGATGCTGACACCGATCCGACGTTTAGAATAGCTAAATTTAACGTTGCAACTTTTCCTGCTGGTACCGTATAGACAGAAGTCCATGTAGACGCCGAAGTTAAGTTTGTTTGCCCTAAAATTCCTGATGCCATAATTTTCCTTAATTATTTTATAGTTTCTGATCTATTTATAATACATGTTTAGAATAATTGCCCGCCAGATGCAATACCTGCGGCAAATAATCTTACGCTACTTGTTGCGCCAGAACCACCAGCAGAAGCCCATCCAGTAGATTTATATACTTCCAACGCATCTAGTGTGGTATTGAATCTAATCATACCGACTGTTGTATATCCAGACTGTTGTGCAGTAGATCCCGATGGAATCTTCAATGCGCCTGTGCTTGAAAAAACACCATCACCAGAAACAGTTAAACCAGTTAATGTTCCAACTGAAGTGATATTTGGTTGTGCCGCAGTTGTTACAGTGCCAGCTGTAGTTGCTGAAGTTGCTGTGCTTGCATTGCCTGTTAATGCGCCAACAAAACTTGTTGATGTAACACTTGTCAAACCACCTAACGTTGTTGAACTTGTACCCAAAGTAATTGCTGTTGTACCAACTGTAACTGCGCTTGATGCAAGTTTTGAAACTGCGATAGCGGCAGATGCGCCAATGTCGGCATTTACAATGCTACCACTTAATGACAATTTGCTATATGCAATAGCGGCAGATGCACTAATGTCACCATTGACGATTGTTCCATCTAAAATCATTGCACTAGTAACTGTGCCAGTGTCAGCAGAACCAACTAACGTTCCTGATGTAGGCAATGTTACAGCAGTAGTCGCTGTAGTAGTTACTGTCGTGTTAAATGCACCAGATGTTGTTAAGTTTCCACCAAGAGTGATTGTTTTAACACCGTTGTTTACACCTGTACCACCATACGTTGGACCAATTAATGTGCCTTGCCAAACACCCGTTGCGATTGTGCCGACTGATGTAAGTGAAGAACCAGTAACGCCTGAACCAAGAGTTGTTGAAGATAGAACTGATGTTCCATTAATTTCAAATGTTTTACCAGTAACAAGGTTAAAATCTTCAGAAGAACTCCAGCCAATTGAAGACCAAGAAATAGTTTTATCAGTAGCACCCTTAAGAGTAATACCACCACCATCGGCAGTAACATCAGTTGGTGTAACAACAGAACCCAATTCAATATTTTTATCATCAACAGTAAGAGTTGTCGAATTAACTGTAGTGGTTGTGCCGTTAACTGTTAAATTCCCAGTTATTGTCGTATTACCAGTAACCGCTAAGTCTGTTCCAACATATAGCTTCTTAGCAACACCAAGACCACCAGTAACAATTACCGCACCCGTAGTGCTTGAAGATGCATCAGTTGTTCCAGAAAGTGTCGTATTACCGGTAACGTTTAAGTCTGTTCCAACATAAAGTTTCTTAGCGACACCAAGACCACCAGCAACTATAAGTGTGCCCGTAGTGCTTGAAGATGCGTCTGTTGTGCCTGCAAGTGTTAAAACATCTGTACTTGTATTGTAAGTAAGTGCAGAATCATCAGTTAGTTGACCTGCGGTAGTCGCAAGCGTAACTCTACCAGAAGTTAAGTTGTTTGCGGTTACTGTTGCGCCAATTACTGTGGTTGCATTAACCACACCTGAGGTGCTAGACACTGAGTTAACAACATTTGCGGTATCATTAAACGCATTTCTGAATTGACCAAACGTGTCGCTTAAGAGTACTTGTGAAATAGGCATGATTAGTCTTGTCTCTCTTTAGTTATTTTTAGTAATAGTTGTTTAATTTCGCTAAGGTCTGACTTGATAGTGTCTACTTCTCCACGAATCAACGTGATTTCATTTCTACTCTTATTTATATCAGAAATTTTTCTTTTCTGAATTTTATATTTCAAAAGTGAGTCCATATCGGTATTCAGAATTGCTTTAGAATTCTTATCTCTCTCTGTGAATCCACGGATAGGTTCGGCAATTTTAATTTTTTCTACTATCATGCTAGTGCAATTCCTCTTAAATCTTTGATTTTCGGAGCATAACTTGGGCTGCTAGACAAGAGAACAATCTTAATAGCAAAGTTCTTGTATCCTTGAAATGTTCTTCCATCAGGTGTCGTATATGCAACTGTGTTATTTAGAACACGGAAAATATCTTGTGTAGAAGCGACTGTAGAGAATGCAGATTCAACTACCAATGAAATGTTATTTGTGATACTAGCAACAACTCGCTCTGTTCTAGCAGTGCCAACAGCGATTGTATCACCAATCTTTAAGTCTTCAATAAAGCGAGTAGATGTGCCAGTAACTGTTGTTGATACGTTAGAGATTGCAACTGTACCAGCAAGCAATTCAGAACCACCAGTTTTTGCTACAGACGGAACGACATACTTTTCTTCTTTGTACTCATTTTGATTGAGCGTAAACGTTTCTGTTCCAACTAATTCCATAGGAGTATAAAACTTATCATCAAACGCATCTGTGTCGTTTTCGTTCAACAACTTACAGTAAACTTGAATTGAAGTTCCTGGTGGACGATTGATTCTCAAATAAGTAACTAAATCTGCGGCTTCAAATCCGTCATTCAACGTCACAACTTTAGTGATGTATCTAGACTGCGATGAATATGGTCCAGTTGGATTTTCTTCATTGCGAATAGACATTGCTTGACTGACAGCATTTGATGTAGTAAAGTTATTTACAACAGTCAAAACTGTGTTACTTGTCACCGAAGAAACTCTGCGATATTCGTCACCGAAGTATGCATATTCACCAGGAAATACTTGTGTCGTAAAAGTTGTACCAGTGCCAATGACAACATTATTGCCAGAAGCGTATTCGACTGTTCCAGTTACGGCAGTGCTGTCTAGATTATTGATAATGTTTTTATCAAAGTTAAACTCAAGTTTTTCGTTATCAACGTATGGGGTAATATACTTGTTTGTCGTAGACAGCGTTGCTTTTAGCAATAATGATTTCATGCTGCCTGTTGTTTCAACTGACGTATTCGAAATCTGTTTTCTAGAACGCAATACCAGTCTTTCATATTTTTTAATTGCAGTGAATTCTTCATCGACTGCTAGACTACTATCAGAAGTTTTAATTTCATACTTGATGTTAGTTCCAGGAAGAACAACATCTGCAATCATTGGTGTTAGCGCATCATATGCGATAGCAGTAGATATTGGAGTGTTAGTCCAGAAAGCAACTTTAGAATCTGTCGTACTAAATTCTGCGACTCTCATAGTAAACTTCATATCAATGTTTTGCTTTACAGTCCAAGTCTTGTCATTAGACGATGAAAACAAAACACCGCTATTGTATGCAGATTCAATTCTAGATTGCTTATTTGGTTGTGTGATATCGATTGCACCCAACTCAGCAACCCAAAGTGCAAAATTAGGATCATTGTATGACGGCTTAACAGTGAAACAATAATCAACACCAGGACTCAGAAAGATAGGGTTTTTAAATGTAAATTTAGTTGGCAACGATGCATCTTCACTAATATTGATATTATCATTATCAACTTTAGCATTGTCGGTAGAACTGACTAATTCTGGTGATGGAAATCCATTGTCAAGTTCACGTATGTCAATCGTAACATAAGCAGTGTTCGCATTAGGCGATTCATTAGCTGAGTCTGGCACCCAAGTTGGCTTTGTCCTAAAGAATAAATCAATAGAAGTTACATACATACCCTTTTGGAATGTATTCGGATCAACAAAGAAACTCTGCGATAATGGATCGACTCCGGGCGGTGGTGCTGGTGGTGGTATAGTCTGTCTATCAATTTCAACACGTTCAGACGAAACAGTTTTTCTACCTATATTTCGTACTGTATTGAATTGTACATTAGTGGGTGGTCTAGAGTTAATTGAAAAATTTGCAGTTTTTGTCAGAACACCCTGTGAAGTGATGATATTTCTTGCACTTGTGAGCATTGTGCCGTCTGAGTTTGTGGGACTATCTGTAATTTTAAACTCACGTTGGCCAGTGTAGAATTTATGTTTTGGCACTTCAAACAACAAAAAGATTTCACCATTTTTAACAATAAATGGTTGTGCAGTGTTTGCACCATCAGCAATTGGTTTCCAAGTAGTGTTCGCACCAGTTAATTCAAAGATTCCAGTAGTAGTATTGGCGGCAAATGTATTTAATGACTGTAGAGTAGAAGCACCTAGCATTGCAATCTGATAGCAATTTGCGGTAACATTAACACCATCAAAGAATGCGTAAACTCTAGCGTTGTTTTTCAGACCTGTAGCATGAATTACAAATTCACGTTGACGCATCCATAGTGCAACTTCTACACTTACAACTCTGTCAAAAGAAACCTCTTGTTTACTTGCGCCGGTAAAATTGCCAGTTGCGATTTTATTAAAAGCATCTTGTGTTACAGTACGTAATGCTGTAGTGACACGTTGATTGCCTTGGGTTGTCACTATTTGGTTTGTGTCTACTGTTTCTATCTTTCCACCATCGGCAACGCCAAGCCAACGTTGGTTTAATGGTGCTACCTCTGTGTTCCATGCATCAGTCAATGCTTTCCAATTATCTGCTCCATTGTCATCATTGTACACAATCGCCTGATTTTTCAGATTTTCTGTTTCGAAGAATGAATCACCAAATGGCATGACTGATAAGTCGCCAGTGTAAATATAGCTTAATTCTTCAGCAAGTCTTAGTTGTCTAGAAGCATATTGTTGTTTTAGACCGGGTGCTAGAACTTCAGTATACGGCAACATAATTTTGTTACCAGTTTGTTTTTCCGCTGTTGAAGCAATTGGTGCTGTAGTCGAGTAACTAAGCAATACTGTTTTTGTGTTATCTTTTTTACCTGTTAAGAATTTATTAGTCGTATCAATAGCACAATCTTTACCATCGCTAGATGTAGATGCTACTGACCATCCTGTAAATGGATCGACAAGAATACCGTTCTTGAATCTATCTAAACCATCATTGTCCAATTCTGTTGTGTCTGTTGCTTGTTTTTCTAAGAAACTTAATGCAGTGAAATACTCAAGTCTTTCGAGTCTTTCATTCATACGTGCAACTTCACGCATTGTAAAACGCTTGTTCTTCAATAGTTTGATTTGAACATCAACTGGCAGAGATGGATATGGCGGAATAGTTAATTCTGCAATTTCTAATGTATCAGGCTTCGTTGGTGGTGATTCTGCTCGTTGATTGCCAGATGGTGTAGGAACACCATCGTTGATACCGAACACACCGGCATTGTTGATGTATACTTTTGAAACTCTACCTTTGTAGTAAATTAAATCTGCGGTTACCGAAGAACTAGTTTCTGGAATACGAAGTCCAAATGTAGGTATTTGATATGTGCCAACATCGATTGGATTCAATGATGTATTTGCAGTTTTAATTGGTCTGAAATCAAGGCAGTCACGAAGTTTAATAATTTTCTTAGTCGTAGGACTAGTAAATGTAGGAATGTCACCAGTTGTAATTGTAGTATTTGATGACGCATCATCGTCAACTGGATAGGAATTAACTGATGTATATCCAACGCCCTGAGATGTATCGTGCGTGAAGTTGTCAAAGACTACTAACAATCTACCTGTTGGAACATAACCAGTAATTGGTGTAATTGTTCCGTGTTCGTATGCATAGTCACGTTGTCCATTGTCTAATACATAATTTGAAGTAACGTTTGTGTTTGCTGTAGTAGCGGCTGTATTAAAATCTGTGGATTGATAAACAGCATGTAATTGATATATGTCACCAACACCTAAACCAAATGGTCCAGACAACCCATTAGGGTGTACATTTGGATTGATGTTTGCTTGTGTTTGAAAACTTAATGTTTTAACTTTTTCTTTTGCATTTGCTCTGTCCATAGAGACAATAACATCGGCAGTAAATGTTGCATTCTCTTTAACATCAATTGCTACTGTTCCGGGAGACGTAACATTAACTGTTCGTGTGGCTCCTGAACCACCATTAGCAGAAAGAGATAATACTGTTCCTGTTGGTAGAATCTTTGTGTGTGCAACAGCAGTAGCACCAGCACCATGCGCTGCCGATAAAGTTAGTGCCGTAGCACTTGCAATAGATGCAATTCTGTGCGTAGTAGTTGATCCAATTTTAATTAGATCACCCACATTGTATTGCGTTGTGAATAGTGTGCCGCTTCCAGTGACAGCAGTAGATGATGCTCCCACAGTAACAGTACCAGTCAATGCAGAAGTTTCTACATTTGCGCCAGCATTGTTAACAACAACCATATAGGAATTATTTTTCTGATCTGCGTTTAATACGCCTGTGCCAACAAACGTTTCGCTAACAACGTCGGTTGCAATAGTAGCGACACCAGTTGTGAATGAAACCGTGAATTTCTTTTTGAATCTAAAAGCAGTGTCAACATTTTCTGATAAATCACGGACAGTTTTAATTGCTTCATATCCAAATGGAAAAATCATTGTATCAAAAGACGTTTCTTGTAAAACAGCACCAGCGGCAGTTGTTACAATATCAGCAAAACGTTTTGGTGTTGCAGAATCAAAAATAGAACGAACGTCTTTAAAATTCTTTCCTGCACTCATCACAATATCATACAAGTACAAATAATATCTTGCATCAGCAGTGCCTTTATCACCACTCACATATTTAATAGAACGAACTCTTGCAGTGCCGATTGCACTACCGGCTGCGGTTGCGGTTGAATGCACTAAGTTTGTAATCACTTGTTGTGGTGTATCGTATAGATCAACAGTAGTTGATTCCATAATGTCCCAGGCACCAACCAACTCTTTAACTTCAATATATTGACCATAGTTAATTTGAGTTGATGTTCCGTTTACATATTCACTGTCTAGACCCTTCTCGACTTGAATTTGTGTTTTTATAATAATTTGATTTCTATATCCAGAAACATATGATGTGAATGGATCAACTTCAACCACAAGCAAATCTGAGTTGCCGCCTTCGGCAGAGGTATACACACCAGTGTCATCTCCAGATGTTGTCAAGTGTTCACGAATATAAACAATAGGATCAGACAACGTGTAGTTACCAGATTCTTCTTGTGTGCGTTTTGCTAAAACGTCTTCTAGTTTACTATCAACAGTAATTGATTTTCTTTTTCTAACAACACCATCTTCAATTTCAGTGATTGTGACGAATTCGTTTTCATCCGTTGATGCATCTAACGCAATCTTAGTGAGTGTCGTATCAATTTTTAATCTATCTGCACCTGGCGCTTGAAAGTTTGGTGTGCCCTGTGCATTGTCAACAAGACTTTGATCTTCAATGTAATCAACAAAAGATTTGTTCGGAACTACTCCAATTTTGTAAGAAGGTTCGTTTGTATACTTATCAAGAATAATTGTTTGTGTGGAATGTTTAACAAAATGGTCTGCAAGGTATACAACACCCTCAGAAACAGTAATCTTAGAGCCGTAGTTATATATTTGCTGAGTTGCAAGGCCTTCATCAACAACATTTCTTACTGCATTCGTTGCCGCGGCTAATGCATACGATCTAGCTGTTGTGTTTGCTGTAAAAATAGTTTCTGAATTTGCAAATGAAGTATTTGCACTTTGATCTGAAACATTTGTTACGTTAATTACTTGAATAGCACCAGTGCTTAATACTGTGTTTGCGGTTGTTGCAGTCAATGTTCCAGATGTGTTTGAAACAAAGATTCTAATTGCGCCAGAAATTGGATCTGTATAAAATGCTTCAATGGTTGCAGTATTACCCGTCGAGAAAGTAATTGTATTTCCTGATGTGAGTGTAGACGGCGCAACGTTTACTGTAAGAACTTGCGTTCCATTTGTTGCATAACTAATAAACAATGTTTTTGGATCATCACCATCAACATCAGTAACTAGTCCAGAGTATGCTTTGATACCGCTGTTTGCACCGTAAATTATGCTACCGTCAAAATTCGCAACTGCAACTGTGTTACTATTGTAAGTAGGTTGAAGTTTGACGAAACTCAAATTTAAATCTAAATTCTGTTCACACCCGTCAACTAATGAGCCTTGCTTGAAAAAATATTCAGCAAAGCGTTTAGTCTGCACTTGTTGAAGAGTTTGTGCTTGTGTAAGTTCTCTAGCCTGAACAGCACGTCCAGGGCGATAGAGAACTTTTACAAACTTTTTATCTTCATCATAATCATCAAAGTATGGACTGGTATTTAAATCTAAACCACCAGGATATGTATTTGCCATTTATTTTTCAAACCTACGTTTTTTTAAAATTAGAATTGAATGATTAGTTTGACGTCTTCAATTTGGTCATCCGCTCTAGAAATTGGCACACGATTTTCAACATAGATAATGTCGCCGCTGTATGGCTGTAAGCCAGGAGTTGTGATAGCCGCAATTGTTCCTGTTGCACCAGATGTACCACCTGTCACAGTTGTTGTGTTAGCAAATGGTAAGTGTACTGGTAGCGTAGTAAACAAGTTCGGTGTTGTAAATTCAACAGCAGACGCTGTGTTTGAACCGCTAGTGATAGTTTCGTCTAGTGTGAACGTGCCAGAGATTCCAGACAATTGATACTTAAATGATTGTCTGAAAGAAGAAGCAACCGCTCTTGTAGTTGTGCCATATGTATATGGGTCACGAATAATACCAACTTGACGGAATTCATTAGATGTAGAGAATGTATTAGACTCATTACCATCCAAACGAACGTTCAACATGATGAACTTACCACCGAGTTCTTCGACTGCGTTTGAACCATGCCCACCTTTTGGCGAAATGACTGCTGTTGCGGCTGCGGCGCCAGATGCAAACGTAACGGATGCTCTTGTGTAGCCTGTACCAGCCGCTGTAATTGTAACTGCTGTAACCACGTTAGCAGTAATTGTAGAGTTAGCTGTTGCGCCAGTACCATCACCCGTAATTGTAACTGCTGGCGCTGTAGCATAACCAGAACCACCTGATGTTACTTTAATAACGTGAATACCACCATCAACTGC